GTTATTTTATCCCAAGCCTCGGGCTGATGACTGATAGAGAAACCGCCAATAGCGTATGTCGGGTTGTCTCTGATGAAGTAAGGCACTGATTGCCCGTAAAGAACTCTGTCCTCATTATCGGCAATCCATTTTTCAAAACCTTTCGGCGGCTCTGTGACAGTGTTCACGCTTCCCTCGGTCGGCTCTTCGCCCCGAAGAATGCGGCGGTTGTCTTCGGCTATCTCATCCATTGATTTGAGGATTGAGAGAGCGTGGCAGCGACAGTGAGGATGCCACCCTGTAAACTTGAAATCTTTCGGGTAACGCCCTTTGAGGTCATCGCAAATGTCAGCGACAGGGTGGTTTGTCTTGCTCGGCTCTATGAGTTGCCCGACAATGAAGTCCATTTGCTGCCACCGCTCATAATCAGACGTGCGGTAAGCGATGTTGGTCTCTGTTGCGGCGAGCCGCCGAGCGTTCTTGTAACTTGACCGATAGACCCCACGGCCTGGGTGGAACTCTGATGCCGCCTTTGACAGACGGTAAATCGGGTTGCCGTCAGAGTCAACACCTGTGCGTACACGCCTGAAGAGTTTGTCGGGGTATTTGAGGAACTGACGCAGGTCGCGGCTCATCTCATCAGCCGACCGCCCTGACCTCAGACCGCAATCAAGCCCTAACTCAATCTCGCGCTTGAACTGATTTGTGTAGTTCCACACCCTGTCTGACAGGTTCAGACCTGAGACACGGCGTTTCAGGAAAGCCTCGCAAGCGTCCTCATTGTTGTTGAAGTAACGCCGATACTGCGCTGATGAGAGTCGCCCCACGTTATCTCCGAAGACCTGACGGCACAGTTCATCATTTTTGTTGTTGGCAAGAGTCCAAGCCGAGCGGACACCGTTCACGATTGCCCCTGTAAGACGCGATTTCAGCCCCTGTAAGAGTGCAGAAACCTTTCTGCGTGTTGCAGGGTAATCAGAGAACGAAAACAGCCTGTCGGGGTTAAAATCGGGCAAAGCCGCCCCAATGCGAGCAGCTTCCTTTGCGGCTTCGGCGTAGATCTCATCAATCAACGCCTGAATGTCGAACAGGTCTTGTTGGTGGCGGCGGTCGTATTTATTCTGTTTTGCCATTATCAGTATCCTTTCGTTTCAGATATGAGCCACAAGCATAGTCAGAGAGAAATTTACAGAATTTACCGTGTTGGCTCTTTGCATCATACTTGCAGCGGCATAAGATGAGATGACCGTCATGGAACGAGCGGTTCTGCCAATCGTATGAGTGCTGACAGTCTCGGCACGTTCCTTGCGGTCTCTCTTCTTTCTTCGGGGTGGGTTTCTTCGGTTGTCTCGCCATAGGTCAGAGCGTCAGAATGTGGGTTCGGGTTGGAATGCATCAACCTTGCGCTGCTCGGCTATCTCCGCGAGCGTCTTGTCAACATCATCGCTGTGTCCGTAGGCTTCGATACTCTCGCGCTGCGACATAATCGGCTCGCCGCCGTTGGCTGCAACGAGGTTGGCGATTGTGTCTTTCTCGTCCTCTATTGCAAATGGCGTGATGACCATTTCGACATTCAGAGCATCAATGTCGGCGGCATAACTCTCGCCGAGCGCAATCTTGACAAACGCTTTGATTACGTTCATTTCGCGGTCGAAATACTCAATCAAACGACCGCTCTCATCTTTCACTTTGAGTTGCGCGTCAATGAACATCTGCTTACGGCTCTCGCCTGACAGGGCTTGCTGGCTCATCTTCTCATACGACCAATCGGGGAGTTGAAGCTGCGTGAAGAAGAGTGAGCGTAATTGCTCCACGAAGAATTTAAGATTTTCCACCGCCTGTTGCCAAGTGATGTAACCTGCCGAGCCACCTTTGGGGTATTGCATAACGGCTTTGAACTCCTTGTCGGGGCTTTTCTCATCGCCGTATTTAATTGCTTCATCAGCGAACACCACGAAGAGGGGTTTAGAGTTTTCGCGGAGATAGTTGCCGTTGCGTGACAACGCCCACTCCATTTCGTAGATGTTGTTTGACGTGTCCTCCCATATCGGAGTGGGTCTGTAACCATAAATCGCAGGGATTTTACCAAGCGTGATGTCATCATTCTCCACCTCTTCCCATTCGCCCGAAGCGGTACTCCACTTGATATGCTTCGTGGCTGTGTATGTGTCGAAGTATTGCACCAACTTGCGACCGCTCTTGCGGCTGTAACCGACAGACAGGGCAACGAGGTCGCCGTACTCATCAAAGAGCGGATAGAGTTCATCGCCTTGCATTGGCGAGAAATTGCGGCAGCGGAATTTGAGTTTGCTCGGCTTGCCGTAAATGTTGGTGTTGCTCTCAACAGCGTACCACAGGGTCATAACCTCACAACCTGCGAAGAGCATATTGCAACGCTCTATGTTCACGCTGTCAATGCGGTTGCAGTTGTATATTCGCTCTATGAACGCCGCTATCTCGCGCTGACGGTCATTGTCGGGCTTGTAAACTCTCTTTACAGGAATACCGCACACTAACTCTGTCATTCGCTTTGTGGCAAGACGCTGAAAGTCGAGCGTGATTCGGGTCACAGGTTGCCAACCGTCTTCGGTCAGAATATCGGGGTATTTCTGTTTGTTCATAACAGGGTGCTTCTTGGGGTCATACTCGCGCTCCAAGCCCTTTGTACCGCCCCACTGAGGAACGATGATTGCTTTCTCTTTCAGAGCGGCTATCTTCTGTTGAGCCGTTCCCTCAGATTGCAGGATTTCTTCTATTGTCATCAGACGGAAAATTTAGATGGGTTGTTATATGATGTTTATCGGCGCAGCATTCTTGCTATGCGGTTCGTGTCAATTCCTCGCCGTGATGCGACAGGATAGAATGTGTTGGCGAGAGCGTCAAACTTGTCGGGAGACCTGCCAATTCTTGCCTTGATGTCATCTTTCGGCTCAATGAGTATTTTGCCGTCAGAGCGGAACGACCACCGTATCTCTGTGGCTTCCTCATCAAAGGCAGGGTCGGGCGGCAACATCGCCCCTGTGTCATTTTTCGGATTGAGCCAATCACGCACCGCCCAAAACAGCCACGCTCGCATATTCTGAAAGCGATATTGCCCTGTGATGTCGGTCGGCTCTCTGCTTCCGAACTCTTTCGCCCACTCTGAATATTTGCAGCTGATGATGTGTTGTGCGCTGTCAAGTTCAAGGCAGCGGCTGTAAACCCCTGCGCCCTCGCCGATAGTGTCTATTGCCACATACATATCAGGGTGGAATTGTCGGCGGCTGACAATCTGACCTGCCACTTTCATGTGGTCTGCCTGACCGCCTGAATTATGAGTGACAAAGGGAGCGACCCACGCCCCCTTGCGTTCACAGAAGCAGGTGCAGTCGCGCCCCATACCTGCAACGTCAGCACCGAGAATGCGCGGCTCTGATGAAATCGGTTCTTTGCCGTTGACCTGCCGCCAACGATCGTGCGCCAATTCAAGCCACTGCATAGGTATGAGAACATCATCGCTGACCTTGGGAAACTTGCCAAGCACTTTCTTCCTGAAAAGGTCTTCGGGGCGATACCACTGACCCTCAAAGAAAAAATCATCTTCCTCGGCAGATTGCTCTTCCTCTCTGATTGGCGTACACCAGTTCGCCACTTTATCTTTGACCCACTCATAGTCAACCTGCCCTGCGATTACCTGCCGCCGCTCAACCACGTTAGGGGCTGTCAGAGAGTTCAGACGGAATTTATTCCAACGGTCTCCTTTTTGGCTTCGGGCAGCATAGCCGACAGGAGTATTCGGGTTGAACACCAACAAAATACGGCTATCGCCCTGCAAGTTGCCCTCAATAGCCGCAAAGGTATCATCGCCGATACCTGTTGCTTCCGTGATGACAAACATTGTGTGGACGGCGTGAAAACCCGACCATGCTTCGTGATTGTTGTTGTCAGCCTTGAAGCCTGTCAAAAACCACTCTTCTTGGTCTGTTCTGATGTCAGAAGAGTTTAGACGGCCTGGGAGGACAATACCCCTTGCCTTGGCTCTGTTGAACAGACGGCTGATTTCGGGGAGCATAATGTTCTTGACCTGACGCTCGGTCGGGGCTGTCAGAGCAACCTTTGTGTTCTCTACAAGTTCGGGCTGACCCTGTGCGTTGAGCCGCCACCGTGGGGTCAGATAAAGAAAACAGATAGCGGCACAGGCAGCGACAAAGTCCTTGCCACGAGCCGTTCCTGACGCAACCGAGGTGCGGTGGTTGTGCTGAACAGATGACAGGATTTCTTGCTGCTCTCGGTCAAGTGTCACGCCAAGAGCCTCGCGCACGAATTTATTCCAATCTTCGCGATACGATTTCATCAGAGCCAAGCCCTGCTGCCGTATGATACCGTTGTTTTTCCGAGCCATTTTGCGAAAACTTATTTTAGAGCCGTATTTTCGGCTTTTCTAATGTCAGATGATAAATTACACATTTAAGCCGCCAAGACGCGACAGAGAGCGCGACAGGCGGAAAATTCAGGCATTATTCTGTATGTCTTGCTCTGCGCTTTCAATCAGACCGCTTTCAATCAGGTAAGACGCAAAGGACATTTCGCCGCTGATGTCTTTCTTTTCGGGGGCATACAGACCGAGCAGTTTGCGGCGTTCCTGTAACTGCTGACGTATTTCAGAGATGTAAGCAGGGTTGCCGAGACCCACCACGTTTGAGGTGGTGCGCTCGGTGCTGACTGTCTTAATTTCGGTCGTGCCGTTGCCGCCCTGCTTGTCATTATCTTTTTTCTTCGGAACGCCACGCTTGACGTTGGTCTCGCGGACGTAATCCTCTTTGCTCTTCTCCCACTGTTCCCACAGTTCGCGCACCGTGTCATCAATGCGTTCAAGTTCGAGCTGCAGCGCGTCCTCCATATCAGACAGACGGCTTTCCCGCCACTCTGACAAGAGCGACTGAATATCTCTCTGAACTGTTCCTGTTGAGTATGTGGGCAGGTCAAGCCGCTTCATAACTTCGGCTTGTATCTTCCTGACGCTGTAACCTCGCTTATACAGGCTCGCAACGATTTCAAGCCGTGCGAGTTTCTTTTGCTTTTGCTTTCTTCTCTGCGGTTCGCTCATCGTTAATTCTGATTAAGTTGTAAGCCCTGACAGCCGTCAGACGTTACAGGCGTTCAACTCTGCTCGGTCATCGGGTCTGTCAGGGTGTTGTGGGTCTCAATTATTCGGCTGTGTCATCAGCATCTTCTTTCGGCTGATAATTATCCACGATGTCCTTTAGAGCCGCCTGTTCATCATCGTTCAGTTCGATAACAGGGAAATGCTCCCTGACCTTTGAGGGGTCTCCCTTGTAGAAAACAAGGATGTTTTGGTGCATCTTCGCCACCTTGCGGCTTTCCATATATTTTTTCGCTCTGAGAGCAACCGATGAACTCATCTCTATCAGAATGAGTTCGTTGTAAAGGTGTGCGCCCGCTTCACGGAAGATGCGTTTGAGGTCGCCGCCGAAGTCATAATAGGCTCCGTTCTTCTTGCTTCGGACATCGCCAATGACAAGGACAGCGAAGCGGTTCTCTTTGAGACAGGACAGCGCGGATTTGAACGCCCTGTCAAGTATGGCGATGAAATCCTCGTATGTTCCCTGATTGCTCGCGTCATTCGGTAGATCAGAGTAAACTTCAAGGTCGAAGTAAGGGGGACAAGAGAAAAGTAGGTCTTGGCTTTCAGGCTCAAAGTGGTTAGCCACGTTCTGACCGTCATCACAGACGTAGGAGATTGGCAGACCACGTTCAGCAATGACCTCGTTGTTGATGTCAACCTGCTCCTGTCTCAACTCCACGCCCTTGAACGTGTAGCCACATTCGCCGAACACAAGCCCTTTCTGAGTGTCTCCTGCGAAGCAGTCAAAGATTGACGCACCCTTGTTGGGGGTAAACCACTTGCACAGGATTTCGGCAAGCACAGGGTCGAAGAGCGAAACGCCCTGTGACAGAACTTTTTTGCTCTCTTTCTCTTTGACCTCATCAGGCACGTATTTTTCGAGGTATTCCTTGAAACTGATGCCGAGGGATTTGCGGTGTTCCGAGGTGCGAGTGTAAAGGTCTTTGTATTGCAGCTCCACGCTCTGAACCAATTTGCCCTGACGTGACGCGCCCATGTCGCCGATACGCTCGCGCCACATCTTCTTGCGCTTCTGCCAATACCCCTGCCGACAGTCAAGGATTGAGAACGGCGGGATAATGAACGTGTCGTTGAGAGACTGAGCCTGCGGTTTGGCA